GGTGTCATTTGTTCTGACACTAAAGATGTTTTTGTTCCAATCTTTTTTACGTTGCTGTTTGCGGAGAAGAAGCTCATTCAAGACTTGTTCTCTTGCAGTGTTAGCAGTTTCATCTGGTGTCATAAGCTCTCATCTATTTTAGAGATTTCAAGAGCTAAAAACTCTCCATGTTCAGCAGTAGTAATATGTCTGGTGATTTTTGTATCTTTTATACTGAACTTCTTTCTGAAAGATTCGACCACCTCTTTCATCTGGAGTGGTTTGCTTTGATGAAGTGCCTGTAGCTTTTCAAGAATAGTTTCCTTTGCTTCCTTAGTAATAGGATCAGGTAGCTTTTCTAAAACAGATGTAGATTCTAGTTTTTGATTAGGTTTTGTAGGAGTTTTCGCTACACCTGTTTTTGGTGGTGGTGTCTTTGTTAAAGAGTTACCATCATCATCATCGTTAGCTAATCCATAGACAGAAAGTAATCCATATCTACGAGCATAGGTTTGTGCAGAACCAGCTTCTTGATGTGCATTTTTTACGTTGCTAGGAATTTTTGGTACAGGAAACTTACTGACTAAAGGTTCATCTCCAGAAACGTGCATCAATTTTGTAATGACTATTGTGATAACTTCTCCTTCTGGAGTGATCACATAATCATTCAATTGTGTATGACAAAGACCAAACTCTGTAGCTGGTTGAACAGCTAACAATGCTTGAGCCAATGTTGTATATTTGCTTTTATAAAATGGATTGCTTCCATCTAAACCAGCAGCATGATGCTTTTGCTGGAAAGCGTTAAGTGCTTCAACTAATGTCGAAGGCTGTTTAGTGGCCATGAGTAATTGTTTACTTGATATTTATATTACACATATATCATGTTTACTGCAAGGCAGCTTGTAACAATGTGTTGAATTGTTCTGGAGTCAAGACTATTCTCCACTGACCTCCTCTGAACCTAACCATGCTTGCAACAAAGTCTACACCAGCATTTTTTCTTTGTGTTTCTACTTCCCTGGGTTTTACTAAACAAGCTCTGGATTTGTCCTTATAGTCGGCTACCTGTATTACGCAGTTTGGTATGCCATAAATATCTCCAACATCATCTGGTATACCTGCTGCAAGATTTCTTTTACATTCAAAACCAGTAACTTCTGTTAAAAGTTCTGCTGCTTCTCTTTCAGCTTTGTCTCCTTTTCGTTTTTGTGGATTAGTCATCCTTCAAGTGATCGAATACGTTTTTGAATATCATCAAATGCTACAACATAATCTTTATCTGAGATTTCATTTTGAAACCATTGCCATTCAAGTGTTGCAATTTCATTGTTCAGTTTTGTAATCAAATACTTTTTTCTTCGATCAAGTTCTCTGTAAAAACATTTCATCTCATTACTTTCCATTTTCTTCTTAGTTTTGAATTTAATTGTTTTGTTTTTTGTCTTTTAAGACTTAGATAAGTGTCATTGAGTTCATCAATCAAATGAGTAAAGTCTCCTTGAGATGACATTTCTAATGACCTTTCAAAGTTAACAATAGATGCTTTGATTAGTTCTAAGTCTCTACCTGAGACATCCAATATATATCTCATCTTTTAGTCCACTCTGAGATAAGTTTTCTTAGCTCCTCAATACGTTTTTGAGCAGCTTGTATTTTTTCTTGTTTTGTCATTAAAACAATTCCTGTTCTGATTCAAACTTTTCCCATGCTTTCTGCCATGCAGCTTCACATCTTTCTGTTGGTTGATTAATGTTCATAATACATCTACCTTCAAATGCCCAGATTGTATTACATACATCTGGTCTTAAATCGTAGTTTAGTTTCAACATTTCAACGTAGCAACCAAGTTGTTTATCAGTTGAGTAAGGTTCTTTCCAATACATATCCAAATCCTCGATATATAACAAGCCATCTTTCTTTCTCTTTCGCATGAAATAATCACAGCTACTTTTTGTTTTTAAGTCAATCAATCTAATTTGTTTAGTCTTGGTGTCATAGCCAAGCAGATCAAGTTGACCGCCAACTGATTTATCAGGTATCGACATCATATGTTCAACTGCCATCGGTTCAAAATGTGTGAACAGTTCATGTTGAAGTAATGGTTCAACCCATGCACCATATTCATCAGGATCAATTTTGCCGTTGCCCAACATATGTTCAGCTAAACATTCATGGCACTTCTCTCCTCTGGGTTGCCATTGTGATCTCCACATTTCAATATTCTGTCTATCTTCTTCTGTCAGTTCACTACAGACTTGAGTAGTTGAATAAGACATCCATTGTTTGGTTTCTGTATTCACATATCTATGTGTATTTTCATCTCTTTTAATTGGAAGAGGTTTTAAAAGTTGGAAGGTTTTCATTGTTAGAAATCGTAAGTTGGAAGGTCTTTAGGATCAATAATTTCTATTGTTTCCTTTTTTGGTTTGGGTTCTTTCACCCTAGCAAGATTTTGGTATTCGACACCTTGGTAACCTTGCGGAAATGCTTTGTTACCTTTGGTGTTGCTAATACATTCTGTCCACCCTGGGGGAGGTGTGTCTAAATCTTCTAAAGTCCAGTAACCTTTTTTAATACCATCTTTAAGTATTTGTAGAACTGAAGCATCAAATAGTTTTTGCATTATTCAAAACCCCTTTCTGCTGTAAATACTCTTGATGCTGGATGATTATTTTTTGGCTCTTCTGGTTTGTAACCTTTCTTAAGTGGATATATATCCTTCCAGCCAGCCGTAATTGCTTTTTCAAGAGCTTCTTTTCTATCTTGTGATGGAAATGACCTGAGAGTATTAAAGATGCGGTTAGCAACGCTTTGAGTACACGATGCACCTTTTTTCTTTCTTATAGGCCACCATTCAATTAAAAGATCTGCATATTGTTTTAAATCATCAGGTATTACCTCTGGATTGATTATGTAATAAGAAAAAGGATCAGAGGCGATTGATTTTGGTTTTCTTTTGGCAGCACTTTTCATCTTCTGTTTAAGAATTAGACGAATGTACTGTGGAATTGTTAGCTCCTCTCCTCTAGCTTCATTTAGATAAGTATGAAGATCAGAATCTAACCAAACACAAACTTTTGTTTTTTCCATTCATAATAAACTGTTCATTACTGACAGTAGGTGATATTTATTTAGATGTCAAGCAGATATCTGAAAAATTCTTTTCCTTATTCTTATATATATACATATATTTATAATATATATATATTTATATATATAATATTTATTTATTTATATTATATTTCTTTTTCTTTTGGTTCTTTTCTTTTTCTTTTTTGGCCATTCATAGTTGTAAAATATCTATGTGCTAGTATTATGGTATAAGTTTGCTATTCATTATGTCTGAAAATGTTACTGAAGAAAAAAGAGAAACTCTCAAAAGGATTAGTGTATCTGTAAATCCTGATGATTATCAGCATTTAAAAGACCTATCAAGAGCAGGACTCTCAATAGGTTTTTTAATTCGTGAAGCTATACACGATTTTGTTATAAAAACTAAAAAATAATTAAAGGTTAGAATGTTTACCTTTTTCTATTAACCAATCAAACTTATCAATCATATTTTTACAATTCTGACATTGTAAAGCTGACCAAGATAGATGATATATTTGACCTAATTCATTACATTTAGGGCATTTAATTGTAGCTCCAGAGTATCTTTTACATCTGGAGTAACGTGTTACTGGTACAAATTCAATCATTTTTTATAAGGTGTTTTAGTTTCATATAAATCTTTATTATGATCCCACCAAATATTGATAATATATTTATCATTATCAAAAAAATAACCTCTATCTGATTCTCTACATTCTTCAATATAAAACTCTATAAAAGGTTCATAATAATCTGGATGTAAATTATTATCTTTAGCTATTTTTTTAGCTGTATTAGCACAATGCTCTTCAAATTGTTCATTAACATAAAGAGCTTCTTTTTCTTCCATAACTTGATCTGGTAATGGGTTATCAATCATTTTTAAAATCCTCCTCTTCCCACTCATCAAATTTTTTATCTTTCCAGCATGAATCATTGATATCTATTTCATGCACATCATCATATTCCCAATCTCCTCCACTTGTAAAAGTCCCTTTATAAACATCAGAAAATCTAGATCCACAAAGAATTTCACAACCCTTTTGTCTCCATATGTCTTCTTCAGTTATTGACTCTGGAACCTTTAAAAATAGTTCATAACTGGTCATTGAGTTAGCTGTAACTCGATAGTATTTGTGTTTAGTTTTTTTCATTTTCGTTACCGAATTTTCGTATTTGGAAAGTACTGGACTTACTTCTTCGAATGTGGCTCAAAAGAGAGCTCAGGGATGCTAATGAATGCCAGTAAATTATTCCACCTTTTTTAAATAATTA